AAAAACAACTCCTGGGAAGTCAATGATGTTTAAAATAAGTAGTAGATATAACGAACCCTATACTTGTAGCTGGACTCATATGCTTCATTTAAAAAAAAGAAAGCAAGTGCCTGTTGCGGATATTAATGATAAACGAAAGACTAAATTAATATACGAACCAGTTGATATAATGGTTCAAGAATTTAATGAGCTTCCAGATCATCAAAAAAAAACATATCAATTAATCAATAGTCCTGCGATAAAGTATAAAAAGCAAATTCTACCATTAGATCCTTATTTTATTGGATTATGGATTGGCGATGGATTTAAGCATCAAAAAATGATTTGCGTGAACCAAGATTCAGATAAGGAGATTCTTGATTGGCTAAAAGAGTATGCTGATTCTGATAAATCAAGATTTTCTTATACAACATATAAAAGTAAGAATGGATTATCTGATGGTTATACTACTAGATTTAGATTGATTGACAATACTATGTTGCATAAAAACAACTGGTTTTCTAAAACATTGAGATTAAACAAGCATATTCCAGAAGCATATATGAAAGGTAGTATTAACCAAAGACTTGAGTTTCTAGCTGGATATATAGACTCTGATGGATCTTTAGAGAAAGGAAGATACAGGATAACAAGTGTTGATAAACACTTACTAATACAGGCACAGGAAATAGCAAGATCTTTAGGATTAAGAGCTAAAATAGAGAAGCCATACCCTTCTGGGATTACTGACTCGTTAAAATTTACATTAACAATTACTGGAGAAATATGGACAATCCCCGTCAGGGTTAGTCGAAAAAAAGCAAATGTTTATGACTCTACTAAGATTAAAGGAGGTAATATTAATAATATTATAGTTGAGCCAATAGGGATGGATAATTTTTATGGATTCGAGGTTGATAAAGACCACTTGTTTCTATCAAAAGATTATATAGTACAGCACAATGCTCGTGGTAATGTTACACGAATTAATAACAGACGGTGCAAAAGTTTATAATGAGGAATCTATTAAAAATCCAGCGATGGTAGAGATATTTGTAGGGGCAGCCTTGTCCTCGAAATCTTCTGATATATTGGCTAAAATGTTACTGGCGTTTAATGAAATCCCTGGTACGTGGATGAAGGGAAGTGATTCAGAAATCCAACAACCTTTATATAAAGAGATGTCTGGAGGATTAGACCCAAATAATATGAAGCGTCCTTGGGCTCATGAGTACGAGAAAAAAGTCAATGGTAAATGGAAGACTTTTGGTAGCGGTTCTAATGTAAGACATGGAATATATACAACTGAAAATCCAGAAGCATCAGCAGGTGGCAGATACACAGTAATGGTTATCGAAGAAGTAGGGTTACTGCCTAATGTACTAACCGTACACGGGTCTAATACAGCGACACAGCTAGAGGGGACTACGAAATTTGGTTCAGCAGTTTATCTAGGTACTGGAGGTAATATGGAAAAGATTGTCGAAAGTGAGATTATATTTAGAGACCCAGAAGGGTTTGATTTTCTTGCATTTGATGATGAATGGGAGCACAAAGGTAAAATAGGATGGTTTGTTCCTGCTTATTATGCTTTAAATCAGTTTAAGGATAAAAATGGAAATACTGATGTTGATGGCGCATTGCGCTTTATCAATAGGCGGAGAGAAAAGAAACGGAAATCAAGATCTCAATCAGCAATAACTCTTGAAATATTAAACTATCCCATTAAGCCTTCGGAAATGTTTCTTAAAAAATCAGGAAACTTTTTTCCAATAGAAGACTTAAAAGAGATATTAGGGGATTTAGAAACTGACGAGCAAACACTAGACGCTTCATGGAAAGGTAAGTTTATAATTACAAAAGAAGGAAAAGTTGAGTTTCAGAATTCAACAATTCCTGTGATAAGAAATTTCCCAATTAGAGGTGGAGATTCAATGGAGGGGTCTGTTGAAATATTTGAAATGCCCAAAAAGGATAAGGATGGCAAGATAATGTATGGCAGATATATCGCTGGGACTGACCCAGTTGATGATGACGGTAATGATAATCATCAATTATCGTTACAATCTACATTTGTATTAGATACATTTACAGACAGAATAGTAGCAGAATACACTTCTAGGACTCAAGTAGCAGAAGAATACTACGAGACACTTAGACGGTTATTGTTGTTTTTTAATGCCAGAACTAATTATGAGCAAAACAAAAAGGGATTATATGGGTATTTTAAGAATAAAAAAAGTTTATTTTTACTATCCGAAACTCCTCAAATATTAAGTGATGTAGATATATCAAAGATTTCATCAGTTGGTAATAAAAAGTTTGGAACTGTAGCGTCATTAAAAGTAAATGGTTATGGAAGAAGATTAATTCTTTCATGGCTTTTAAACGATGCTTACGGGAAGGAGAACGAAAATATATTAAACATGCATTTATTCAGAAGCGTAGCTGGGCTTAAAGAGCTTATTATGTGGACTGAAGATATAAATGCAGATAGAGTAAGTGCGTTAATAATGTTAATGATACTAAGAGAAGATGTTATGGTTAATATTGATAGACAAGAAAAACCAAGACAACAGATATCATCAAATAAATTCTGGGATTCAAGTTTCGCACATTATAAGCACCGAGGAGTTAAAAGTAAAGGAAGAAAAATAAATCATTTTTCAAGTTGGTAAATATGAGTACATATAGAAAAAAAGGAAGCGTAGGATTCCCCTATCAGAAGCGAAGTATTAGAGATAAAGGGAAGTCCTTTATGAAAGATTGCATAGACTCTGCAATAGACATGACAATCTTAAACAACGACACATCGTATAGGGCCTCTAGGCAAAATAAAATAGTTAACTATGATTTAGCAAATGGCGTAGTTAGCGAAAGTGAGATGTATAAGATCACAAATCCATTTGGTATCTCTGGGATGGACAGAGAAATACAAGATTATCCATTAGTGCGACCAAGGCTAAATCTTTTAATAGGAGAAGAGGCTAATAGACGGTTTGACTTTCAGTGTAGAGTAATTAATGAAGATGCTATATCAGAAAAAGAAAAATCAATAAAAGAACAGTATATAGAGCGTCTTAGTGAGATTGTTTTTGCTGAAGAATATGACGAGGAGGTTGCTAAAAAGAAATTATCAGAAATTGATAAATGGAAGAAATATGAATCTCAAGACCTTAGAGAGCGAATGTCTTCACAGATATTAGAATATCTTTGGCATAATTTAAAGTTAAAGACTGTTTTTAATCATGGTTTTGAGGACGCTTTAATAGCAGGGGAAGAGATTTACAACATAGATATAGTCTCTGGAGAGGTTGTCGTGAAGAAAGTAAACCCATTAAACTTTTACACTATACGCACAAATGATTCACATAATATTGATGACGCAGATGTGTTAGTGGAAGATGGTTATCATAGCGTTGGTTATGTAATAGATAATTTTTACGAGCATTTAACTGGGGCTGATATTGATAAAATAGAAAGAGGTTCGCAGCATTTAGATTCTCCTACAAAAGCAGACATATTAAATTATACTGTAAATGACCCATATCCTATTACAGGAGAGCTTATTGACACAGAGATGAATAATATCATCAAAACTGCAGATTATGACGAGACAGGGAAGATACGAGTTACTAGGGTAGTATGGAGGTCTTTAAGAAAAATAGGAGTAATAACTTCTTATGATGACCAAGGAAGAGTTGAGAAGAGGTATGTAGATGAGTTTTATAAGCCTCAGAAACAGTTAGGCGAGAGCGTCAAGTGGTTATGGATTAATGAATGGTGGGAAGGGACTAAGATTGGCAAAGACATTTATATAAAAATGGGGCCTCGCAAAATACAATTCAGACAATTTACCAATAAATCAGTAAGTGGGTCTGGATATGTTGGAGGACTTATCTTTATGATGAGTTTATGGACAGAATTAAGTCAGCCTTTGAGAAATTTAAAGGGCCTATGATTGAATTAGATTTTGCTAAGATGCCAGATGGCTGGGAGCCAGAGAAATGGATGCATTATGCAGAGAATATGGGGTACTTAATAGTAGATTCATTTAAAGAAGGAACAAAAGGAGCGTCCATGGGTAAATTGGCTGGTGGATTCAATACAACAAACAAAGTTCTTAATCCTGATTTAGGTAATTATATACAACATCATGTTCTAATGCTTCAGTATATTGAGAAGCAAATAGGTACAATTAGCGGAATACCAGACCAAAGGTTAGGTGAAATTGATAATCGTGAAACCGTAGGGGGTGTTGAGAGAGCTGTAAATCAATCTTCACATATAACAGAACCTATCTTTTCAACACATGATGCGATTAAACTTAGAGTACTAGAGTTAGCTTTAGAGACTGCAAAGTACGCATGGAAAGATGATAAGAAAAAAATACAGTACGCTCTCGATGACATGTCATATTCTGTACTCGACGTAGACGGGGAATTATTTAATGAGGCTGAGTACGGTATATTTGTTACTAATGGAAGAGATTCTGTTGAGTTACTACAGACAATCAAGCAGCTAGCTCATGCAGGAATGCAGACAGGGGTTATCTCAATGAGTGGTATATTAGACATTTATACAAGTCCTTCTATTAATGTTATGCGAAGAAAGATTGAAGAAGCTGAATTAAAACAGCAGCAGCAAGCAGAGCAGCAGCAAGCAGCTCAGTTAAAAGCTCAAGAAGAAGCTACAAAAGCACAACAAGAAGCAGCACAAGCACTACTTGAAGCTGAAGAAAGACGTAATATTCGTGATAATCAGACGAAAATCTCGATAGCTCTTATAAATAAAGAAGAGCCAGAATCAGATGATAATGCTGCAGATGAAGCTCTTAATAAACTTGAGTTAGAAAAGAAAAAGTTAGATATGGCTGAGAAGAAGACTAATTCAGATATTGAAATGAATAAGCGCAAGCAAACAGAGGTGGAAAGAAGTAATAAGGCTAAAGAGACTATTGCAAAGGCTAAACCAGCTGCGTCAACTAAAAAATAAATAATGGGTAGATTACAAAAGCAAGTTTGGGGAATAGGAAATTTAATAGAAGAATTTAAAGCCAGACCATATCTTATTGATATGGGAGCTGGAAAAATTGCAAAAAGATATAGAACAACTAGAGACGTTATATATGAAGTACGCAAAAGAATTCGTATTGAATTAAAGCAAGAGCAACCAGCTCAAATGCCAAAAATCCTTATAATGGACATAGAAACAGCTCCGTTATTAGGGTATGTATGGAGTTTATGGAAACAAAATATTTATGATGAGCAATTAGTTAGCGATTGGTTTATGTTAACATGGTCAGCTAAATGGTTGTTTGGAGAAACAACTTATTCAGATAGATTAACAGGAACAGAAGCTAAAGAGCAATATGATAAACGAATTGTAAAAAGCCTTAGAGTATTACTTGATGAGGCAGATATAGTAGTAGCTCATAATGGCAAACGTTTTGATATTCCGAAAGTTAATGCACGTATGGTGTTCCATGATTTAAAACCAGTATCCCCATACCAGCAAATTGACACCTTGTTAGTAGCAAGGAAAGAGTTTGGGTTTAGTTCTAATAAACTTAATTCCTTAGGGAAGATGTTTGGATTCGGAGAAAAGATAGATACTTCATTTGAATTATGGTCAAGCTGCATGGAAGGGAAAGATAACGCTCTTATAGAAATGGAGGATTATAACAAAAGAGATGTAGATTTACTAGAGTCTATATATCTTAAAATGAGACCATGGATTAAATCTCATCCAAATATTGGTTTATTCGTAGAGTCTAACGAACCAATCTGCCCCGTATGCGGGAGTTCAAAACTTAAATGGAAAGGTCATTATCATACAATGACTGGGAAGTATAAAACATTTAGATGCCAATGCGGTGCTTTAGGTAGACAGCGAGTTTCTGTCGTCTCTAAGGACGTTAAGGCTAATTTACTAGTAAGTGTAGCAAGATAGGAGAAAGTCGCTTAGAGGGCTTGTTTTAGCCCTTTATGGCGATTTAAATACTCATATCATTTAGCTATACAGAATTATTATAAAGAAAGGCTACTTTAATATATATTGAATCAATTTCTGTGTTTTGATGTATATTTAGATATTAGCCACAAATAATTAAATTTTTATGAAAGAAAATACACTTGGAATCAATTTTGACGACATGATAGATATGTCTCAAATGATTGAAACTGATGCAGGAGAAATTGTAGTGGAGAATCCCGCTGAAACAGAACCTCCAAAGGAAGAAGTTAATAAAGAGGCTGATAATTTAATTGAGGTAGACACAGAAGAGTCTGCTCAAGAAGATAATGATTCAAGGACTGAAGAGAGCGCTGTTGTAGATACTGAGCAATCTTCTTCTTCTTCTTTACCTGATTTAAAGGTCCTCGCAAACGCTCTGTATGAGCAAGGCGTTCTCTCAGAACTTGATACTGAAAAGCTTGCATCCGCTGAAGGGTCTGACGCTGAAATGCTGATTGACTTAATTAAAGGAGAAATTACAAATAACGTAAACTCATATAAAGAGGGATTACCTAATGTAATTAAAAACTTAATTGATAATTATGAAGATAACGTTCCGTTAGATAAATTAATAGGATTGAAATCTGAATCAATACGATTAGATAATATTACTTCAGAAAACCTAAAGGGGAATACTGAATTACAAAAGAAAGTAATTTCAGAAAATTATAAACGACTCGGCATGAGTGATGCTAAAATAGCAAAGCGAATTCAGCAATTTGAAGATTTAGATCAACTAACAGAAGAGTCGGAAGATGCTTTATCAGATAGCAAAGAGTTTATGAAAGAAGCCATTGAAGCTGAAAAAGAAGCAGCACGAATAAATACAGAAAATGCAGAAAAAGCAAGGCAGAAAAACTTAACCTCTCTAAAAGATAAAATTAATAGTACTGATACATTAGTAGGAGATATTAAACTAACAAAAAAGGAAAAAGAATCTTTGTATAATTCAATGACAAAAGTAGTGGAAACGGATGATAACGGAACTCCAATGAATACAGTCATGGTTACACGAGCTAAAAATCCTCTTGGGTTTGAACAACTTCTTCATTACTATCACAGTATCGGTTTATTCAATATAGGAGATGACGGCAAAATACAACCTGACATCTCTAAAATAAAGACTGGCGCAAAGGCATCTATGATGGATGAGCTTAGCTCCGCTTTACGAAAAGGCCAGTCGCTCTCCTCAGGTAAGCCTGCTGGAGAACAACATTTTGACAGAACTCGATTAAAGTCTAATATAGATTCAATGAGAGGGATTGTCAAATAACAATTCTAAATTATAAATTATGTTAATTAGTCCTTTACAAAAGTACGAACCAAAAACATGGACTGGTCTAACCACTGAGAATCATCTTGGTGCAATGTTTGCTGAAGAGCCTCAATTTATCTCTAAAGTAATTGAGCAAATATATAAAGTAAACTTAGGAGGCGATGACATTGTGTCATTCCTAGACCAGTTTCCAGTTGAGTATGTAGAAGAAGATGTCCCTTTTAAATGGATGCTTCAAGGTGCAGACGAAACAAATTACGCTTTAGTAGGAGCTTATGCTGATTATGATGAATCAGCCCTTCCTGCAAAACCAGGATTAGGCATCTCGTCATTCGTGATGGTATTCCCTGAAAAACAATTTTTTGCAACTGACGTAATTGTTGGTGAAAAACCAGATTTGTATAAATTACGTGTGATTGAAGATCCACAACGATTAGGTACTAACTGGGCTTACAAAGTTGAATTAGTAACTGGTAATGACTTACTATCAATTCCTGCAGACGAAATTGCTGCTGGCACACGTTGGAGTAAGGAATACTCATTAGTTGAACAAACTCTATCTAAACGAGGAGGCAATGTTTCACACACCTCTCCATTTATGATGGAAAACAACTTATCCATGATTCGTAAACAATACGAAGTACCTGGCAATATGATTCGTAAAGGTAAAAATAAGCCTTTAGCGTTCTCATTTGTTGGTGGAGATGGTAAAGTAATGACTACTTGGATTAGTCGATTAGATTGGGATTTTCTAACCCAGTTTAGACGTGAGAGATCACGATTGTTGCTTTATGGTAACAGTAACCGTAAATCAGACGGAAGTTTCGGAAACACTGGAGAGTCTGGCTTTGAAATCAGAGCAGGACATGGATTATATGAACAAATAGCTCCTTCAAATATTTTCTACTACAACAAATTTGATGTAGATTGGTTGACAGAAATTGCTATTGGTTTATCAGTAGGTAAACTACCTGAAGATTCAAGACGTTTTATTCTATCAACAGGAGAATATGGAATGTTCCAATTCCATAACTCAGTAGAAGCAAAAGTTTCTGGCTGGGAGCCAAATAGATTTAATGATCGTATCACTATCTCTGGCAACAAAATGACGTACAAAGGTCAATTCCTAGAATACAGGACAGTAAACGGTATCACTTTTGAACTAATGCATGATCCTATGAAGGATAGCCCAGTTCGTAATAAAGTATATCATCCAGACGGTGGGTTACTTTCTTCAAGAGATTATGACTTGCTTGACTTCGGTTCTGCTGGTGGTGATTCTAATATTAAGAAAGTTCTATTAGAAGGTGAAGAGGAAATATATAAGTATATTCCTGGTATGCGTGATCCTTACAGTCCATATAACAACTTAACTAAACCTGGAATGACTGCAAGTTCAGTTGATGGTTATGAAGTTCATAAGATGTTCATTGGTGGAATTAATATAGTATAATAATTATATTCACAATAACCCTTCTTTAATTAGGGGGGTTATTTTATAAAAAGAAGAAGAATGAGTAAGCGACTTACTATTAATGAATTTATAACAAAATCGCAATTAATTCATGGTAATAAATATGATTATAATAAAGTAAATTATATAAGAAATAGAGATAATGTTATTATAATATGCCCTATTCATGGGGAATTTTCACAAATAGCTGGAGAGCACCTGAGAGGACATGGGTGTATTGAATGCGGGAAATTAAAGGGTAAATCTACAGAAACATTTATAGAGTTATCAAAAAAAATTCATGGGGATAAATACGACTACTCAAATTCTAAATATTCTGGTAATGGGAATAAAATTAATATTATATGCCCAGTGCACGGAGAATTTAATCAAATAGCCAGTAATCACACAAGAGGAAATGGATGCCCTGTTTGCATGAGTGATAATTCAGGATGGACATACACATTATGGGAAAAAGCTGGTAATGAATCAAAAAATTTTGATGGGTTTAAAGTTTATTTTATAAAATGCTGGAATGAAAACGAGGTTTTTTATAAAATAGGTAAAACTTTCAATCCAATTGGAATTAGGTTTGGAAAAATTGGTAAAAGAATGCCATATAAATGGATATTATTAAAAATGGTAATTGGAGATTCGAGAACTATTAGTGAATTAGAACAATCACTACATTTAGAATTTGCAAAAAATAAATATTTACCGTTAATAAAATTCAAAGGTAACACCGAATGTTATTCAGATATTAATTTTAAAACAATAAATAAATTAGAAGGAGAATGAGTAAATTTTTAGAGGACAGAAAAGTTATATTAAAGCCAATAATGAAAATTGGGGGAATGAATGGTCCTGGCCATGACGGAGAATTTTTATATACTGGATGTGAGGTTCATTTTTGCCTACCTTATAATGTAAAAAAAGGCAGACTAGAGACAATTTTAACCCGTGAGGAACAAGCATTTTTTGAAAAAGAACTAGATGAAGATTTAGGGATTCAT